CGAAGGTGGCGGCGTTAGTGGCGTTTACGAACGAAAGCCTGCGCTTCTCCAATCCCGGCCTCGAAGCCATGATGCGTCAGGACATGATTGCCGCGCTGGCTTATCGGTTGGACCTCGACCTGCTCGATACGACCAAGGCGATTGGCACCGGTTCCGGTGGTCCGTCTCCTGCATCGCTCACCAACGGTGTGTCGGGGGTCAATGCGACGGGCTCTGACGCGGATGCGGCCCGCAACGATATGCGGACATTGCTGAACACCGTGGCCGCTCTCAATCTCGACACGTCGGGCGCCGTGTGGATCATGCATCCGAGCCAGGCGATCTCCTACGCGCTGATGCTGAACTCGCTGGGGCAGCGGGAATTCCCCGATGTCACACCCGATGGCGGCAATCTGCTCGGCTTCCGCGTCATCACCTCGACCAACGTGCCGTCAAGCGGTGGGTCGCCGACGGATGGCTACATGCAGGCATTTATCATCCCGAGCGAAATTCTGCTCGCCGATGATGGCAACGTGACGATCGATGCCAGCAATCAGGCGTCGCTGCAGTTCAGCTCGACTCCCGATAGTCCTGCAACCGCGAGCACTGTTTACCGCTCGCTGTGGCAGGAGAATATGACAGCGCTTCTCGCGGAGCGAGAAATTACGTGGAAAAAGAGACGGACCGGCGTAGTACAATTTTTGGATTACGCGAAATACAGGTAGTTAATACAACCCTGGGTAATGTGTATTGCAATTAGCAGGGAATAACGGTTAAGGGTATCGTCAGTCTGGTGTGCGCCTAGGGTCGCTCCCGAAAGCCCGTCCTCAGCGGGTCGGCGCACATCTCCTTCCACCTGAGGGCTTCCTCTGAGGAGAGGCGCATGATTTTCTCCTGCACTTACGTGCTCATATGTCCGATAACTGGCGAGGTAAGATACGTCGGAAAGTCCGACCGCCATCTTGATCTCCGGCAAAGAGAGCACGTCTATGATGTTCGCTCTAAAGCAGGCCGGAAGGTCGATTGGATACGCTGGCTGTTAGTGCAGGGCCACGAACCCATAATAGAGCATGACGAAGACATCCCAGACGGCGTTGCCTGGGAAGCGCGTGAGCAAGAGCGGATTGACTACTACATTTCTATCGGTTGCGATCTGCTGAATGAAACGTTAGGCGGCAAGGGAGTAAGAAATCCGAGCGCCCACGTCAGAGCTAAAATGGCGAAGTCTGCGACGGGGCGAAAGCAATCTCCTGAGACCATTGCCAAGCGTGTTGCTAGATTGCGTAAGCCGCATTCGCGGGAATGGAACGCCAAGATTGCCGCTGGCCATCTAGGCAAGGTTGCGGGTCCTCAAGCACCAGAGCTAATCGAGAAAAGGATCGCGCCTTTGCGCGGTCGCAGCCGCGGACCGATGTCCGAAGAGCAGAAGGCCAAAGTCTCCGATGGCCTCAAGCGCTATTTCGCGGCCAACCCAAAGCCGCCGCCGGCGCCGGAACCACCAAAGCCAGATATGCGTGGCAAGTGGGTGCGCACGCCAGAAAGTCGGGCCAAGACGGCTACCACGCTTAAGGGTAGAACGCATTCCCTGGAGAGATGTGCAAACATTTCCGCCGGGAAGCTTGGCAAAAGCACCGGCCCGCGCTCGGCGGAGGTTCGGGCCAAGATCAGCGCCGGCCACCGCGCTCGCAGGTCGACAGAAGGATCTCTCCTATGATCCGCATCCTTCATGGCGATTGTCGCGAGGTTTTGAACTCGCTGCCCGACAACAGCGTTCATTGCTGCGTAACCAGCCCCCCCTACTACGGACTTCGTGACTACCAAGTAGCAGGACAGATTGGCCTCGAAGCCTCACCCGACGAATATGTGGCGCAGTTGGTCGCGGTGTTCCGCGAGGTGCGCCGCGTTCTGCGCGACGACGGAACCCTCTGGTGTAATTTGGGCGACGGCTACAGCGGTGGCCCTTCACACGCCCATGAAGGAATGGCGGCGCTCGGGGCACAATATCGTGGTGGCGGTCACAAGCTGACAGCGATTGACAAGCCGCAGCGTAGCGCGGGCACTAAGCCGAAAGACCTGCTTATGATGCCCGCCCGCGTCGCGCTCGCGCTTCAGGCGGATGGTTGGTGGTTGCGATCTGATATCATTTGGGCCAAAAAGAACTGTATGCCGGAAAGCGTTACCGACCGGCCCACATCGTCGCATGAGCATGTGTTCCTGCTGGCTAAGTCGCCGCGATACTTTTACGACGCCGAGGCGGTAAAGGAAGATAGCATAACGGGAGATATGCGCCGCCCATACGGAAGCCAAGGCGCGTGGGAGATAGACGGCCGGCCACCGGAGCAGCGCCACGGCGGAAAGCCCCGTAAGGCGTTGGCCGGCCCGACCTATGAACGCCATCGTTCGGCTATCGATGGAGGTCAATCCCTACAAGCTGAACCAAATGGCACCCGCAATCTTCGGAACGTCTGGACCATCGCCACTAATCCATATCCCGACGCCCACTTCGCCACCTTCCCGCCTGAACTAGCCGAGCGCTGTATCAAAGCCGGCACCAGCGAGAAGGGCTGCTGCGCCAACTGCGGGGCGCCGTGGGTGCGACAGACGCAGACCGATTATAAACGCCACGAGAAGTGGTTCGGCGACAAGCAAGACGCACGGCATAGTCGTGGCTCGGCAGGCGTCGGCTACAACGAGCCGATCGCAACGCGCACCATCGGATGGTCCCCGTCGTGCCAATGCAAGGTGCTGTCAGGCACCGGAGCAGAACGCGGCGAAGTAGGGACCGTCCCCTGCACGGTTCTGGACTGTTTTGCCGGCGCATTTACCGCGCCGATGGTGGCCGATCGGCTGCAACGCAATGCCATCGGCATCGAATTATCGGAAGCGTATTGCAGTATGGCGCGCGCGAGGCTGGTGGCCGACGCCGGCATGTTCGCTGAGATCGCCGACTAGGTCATGACACGCGCGTCCATCTGGCGACAGTTCGTCACTCTGCAGGCAATGCAGGTGGCGTTCTGGACCCTGATGGGCGTGGCCATCGTGACGATGCCGATTGCCGCTCTGCTACGCCGCGAGCAGTTCTTCTTTCATCGCCAACTCACCAAACTGAACGAGCGCTATCACGTTCGCTACGATGCGTTCGAATCATCGGTCATGCGGTAGCTGACAGAAATTCGGGGCTTAGCCCCGTCCGAGGCCGGCTGCTTCCACCTGCAGCTGGCGTTTCCTCCCAGGAAGCCAAACTGGCGCGCTCGAGCAATCGGGCGCGCCTTCTTTTCCAGGGAGACGCACACACCCACCAATTAGGAGACGGCCCGATGCGGCTGCGCGTGGTCAAAAAGGGCGGCCTGACGATGCCGGGCGGCCGAGGCAAATACGCCGAGGGCGAGGAATTCGATCTGCCCGATAACCGGATGGGTCGTCAGCTATCAGCTGTGCTGCGGGCGAAGCGCCATGTCAGGGCATCCGAGCCGGTGATCGTCGGCACACCACCCCCGCCACCACAGTCCACACCCGCGATCCACCAGCGGTCCGTGCCGATGGCGCCAGAGCCGCAGGCGGACAATTGGGCGAAGCCGCCCTGGCAGGAAGCGAAGGCCGAGACTCCACCGTCTGAGCCCGAGGAAGTGGTGGTGCTCGAAGAGGACGCCGGGGAACAGACGGAAGGCGATGCGCCACGCAAGCGAGGGCGTCCGCCGATCCATGGCCGCTATGCCCGTCGCGATCTGCGGCCGGAAGAGTAATGGCCACAGAACTGCTGCTCTTCTCGGTCGATGATCTGGTGATGGGAAGCGTCGACTGCGAAGGCAGTGTCTGGACGCTGTCCAACGGCGAGTTGTCTAACAAATACGCCATCCGCCTCAAGTTAAAGCGCAGCGGCATCGTTGCACGCTTCAGCCTAGGCCCATGGCACTCGCCAAATCTAAACATCGTTGGCACCAAGCAAACGGCTGGAGATTTCGTGGTCTTCAGGCCCGGCACGATTTGCGTCGATGTTGAGACGCCGCCCGCGCCCCGCTAGTCTTTGAATGGATCGAATTCTGCGGCTCCTGCCATAGCAACGGCCATTGGCCTCAGGGTATGCAGGATCTTAACCGTATCGGCGTGATGCTTCAGCACATCAGGCAGGCGGCGATAGGCCATGGGCGATTCGTCGAGGTCGGCTCCGAGCAGAAGCACCCCACGCTCCCTTAGCCAGTCGTCCATCTGCTTTCTCGTGAAAGTGCGGATAGCCTGTTTGCGACCGAACAGGCGCCCAGCTCCGTGGATCGTTGAGTATAACGATGCTTTCGCCGTATTGCTGTCAATCCCCTCCAGGATTACGGCGTCGTCTCCCATAGAGCCGCCCACGAACCCACGCTGGCCAGGGAATGCAGGCGTGGCTCCCTTACGGACAACCCACAGATCACGTCCATTGTGGGTTTCACGCCAAGCATAGTTGTGGTGGTTATGCACCGTGTCGGTGAGGGTGCCGCCGATGATCTGGCGCACTCGTTCAACAACCCACTCACGGCCAGCGTAGGAGTAACGGCCAGCCAATTGCATTGCGGCAATGTAGCGTCGGCCCAGCTCGCTATCCTCGTCTACGACGGCCGGGGCGACATTCATGCCGTCCTTTCCGCCAGCGGCTTTCAGATAGCGCGTCGCGCTGGTGTGGCCGAGGCCGCGGGAGCCGAAGTGCACGCCAATCCAGACGAAACCCTCTTCGTCCCGCATAATGTCGACATAATGATTCCCGCTGCCTACGGTGCCGAGTTGCGACACAGCTTTTTGGCGATATTCGCCCATATCTGATTCGCGCCAGGCGTCGGCGTCATCGAACAGTTCGTGCTCGACCCGCTCTGCGTTGTTTCGCCCTATACCGAACGAGATGACCTTGCTCACGTCTTTCAGGATGAGTGGCAGGGTATCGACGATCGCTTCGAACTTAACATCCAGCCGTGCCGCCAAATTGCCACAACCTATATCGAAGCCCACGCCAGAAATGCTGATTTGCTTCTCGTAGGCAATGACGCCGCCGACAGGTTGGGCATAGCCTAGATGTCCATCGGCACAGATGACGCCAGCGACCGCGTTGCCAACCGACATGCAGTTCCGCATTTGGGCAATGGTTGCATCGTCATGCTCGCCCAACACAGTCATGGGCGAGTGCTGATACTTAGGTTCCTGCGGTCTTAGATTGACGATGGCCCGCGTCAGTTCTTCCTGCTCGCGAACGTTCTGCTCGGCTCTGGCGGCATCACGGAAGGTGCACCAAGCAGGCATTCCGCGCTCGCTTCCTGGTTTGGCAACGCGGCTATCCGGATCAATCCCGGCGCAAGTCGCCAATTCTCGGCAACGCACCTCAAGCGGGTCAACGCGTCGCGCCATCGCGTTTATTCCTTTGGATCTAGCACTAGCTGGAAAACCTAGAACGGCCAGTTCTGTTCGTCTGTCAAGCGGAGATCGCGAATTGCGCCTGTTCGGCTTTGAAATCTCCCGCCGCAAAGCGCTGACGCCCGCAGGCCTTGCGCCGACGAGCGGGGTGCCGAGTCCGTGGTTTTGGCCCACGGTGCAGGAGCCATTCACTGGGGCCTGGCAACGGAACATCTCGCTCGCGCAAGAGTCATCCATCCGCCACCACGCGGTCTATGCCTGCGTCACCTTGATCGCGCAGGACGTGGCGAAGATCCGCTTGAAGTTGGTCGAGCAGGACCCGAGTACCACGATCTGGGAAGAGGTCACGGTTCCTGCGTTTTCTCCCGTCTTGCGCAAGCCCAACCGCTATCAGACCCGCATCCAGTTCTTCGAGGCATGGATCTATTCGCTCCTGACATGGGGAAACACGTACGTTCTGCTAGAACGCGACGCGCGCAACATCGTCGTCGCCATGTATATCATGGACCCCTCGCGCACGCGGGCGTTGGTCGCACCAGATGGTGCCGTCTATTACCAACTCTATTTGGACTCCCTTTCTGGTGTCGAAGAAGACAGCAAGGTCGTTCCCGCGTCTGAAATCATCCACGACCGCATCAGCGCGATCTTTCATCCGCTCTGTGGCCTATCGCCACTGACGGCATGCGGCCTATCGGCGATGCAGGGCCTTGAGGGCCAACGGTTCTCTATTGAGCAATTCAGAAATCAATCGGTGCCGTCGGGTATTTTGATTGCGCCTGGTCCGATCAGTCAGGAAACCGCTGATCGCGTTAAAGCGAAATGGCAGGCAAATTACGCCGGCCAAAATGTCGGTCGCGTCGCGATCTTGGGCGACGGGATGAAATTCGAACAGATGAGCATCAACCCGACCGATGCGCAGTTCATCGAACAGATGAAATGGACCGCAGAGACGATATGCAGCGCGTATCACGTGCCTGCGTATAAAGTGACTCAGGCGGCGCCGACATACAACAATGTCGAGGCGCTCGAGCAGGGTTACTACACAAATTGCCTCCAATCTCGCATTGAGAATATCGAATTGCTGTTGGATGAAGGGCTCGGTCTAACCACGGTGACGGGGCATATCTACGGCACGGAATTCGATATCGACGAAGGCTTGCTGAGGATGGACAAAACGGCAAAGGTCGGTTTTGTCGGTGCAGGCGTGAAGGCGGCGATCTTCAGTCCGAACGAGGCGCGCGCGTTCTTCGACAAGCCGCCGGTTGATGGTGGCGACACGCCCCTGATCCAGCAACAGTACTGGCCAATCGACGTGCTGACCAAGCGCGAGAATGCGCCGCCCGCGGTTGCGCCGGCTATCACCGCGCCTACGCCGCCGAGCGGTCCAGGAGAACCGGGCCAGCCAGCCGCGCCCGCAGGCAAATCGTTGGACGACGAGACCCGCAACGCGCTCGCCGTGTGGGAACTGACGAAAGCCTTGTGGCCAGGGGATAGCACATCACCGGCAGCCAACTAACACATCGCGCGCGGACAGCCAGCCGCAACACCACGAAGGGCCATGCGCTAGATGGATCATGCGACGATTGCTGGGCTGATGCAGGCGATTGCGCCGGTTGTCCGCCAATATCTCGGCGAACAATTGGCCGGTATGCAGGCGGAACTGACCAGCATGCGAGCCGAGATGCAGGCGTTCAAGTCGCTTGCATCGACGTCTCCCATCATGGGCCCGCCCGGCAAGGACGGCATCGGCTTCGTCAACGCGATGCAGGACGTCGATGGCGAACTGCTGTTTACGCGCTCCGACGGCGAATTGCTGCGTGTCGGTAGAGTCCGTGGATTGGACGGTAAGGACGCGCCGACCCCGCGTGATGGCGAGGACGGCGATCCAGGACCGCCCGGTCGTGGGATCATCAAGGCGGAGCAACGCGACGGTCGCTTGGTGCTCGCGTATAGCGATGACACCGAACAGGACGTGGGCTCGATCCGTGGGGCAGATGGTGCCGACGCGCCGCTGCCACGCGACGGCATGGATGGCGCTCCGGGCGAGCCGGGCCGCGGCATCGTCAAGGCGCAACAGCGCGATGGGCATTTGTTCATCGCCTACAGCGACGGAACTGAGGAAGACGCGGGCGAAGTTCATGGCGATATCGGGCCGCAAGGTCCTCCCGGCGAAAGCATCAAGGGCGATCCCGGTCGTGATGGCGTCGATGGCATCGGCATTGAGGACATCCAACTAGATACCCGTGGTCATGCGCTGTGCTTCCTCTCCGACAAACGGACCATTGATCTCGGCCGCACTCAGGCGGTGGATGGTAAAGACGGCCGTGACGGCACGGACGGCAAAGACGCCGACCCAGAGATAATCCGCAGCTTCGTATCCGAGGCTGTCGCGGCAATTCCGCTGCCCAAAGATGGCATCGATGGCAAGGATGCTGACCCAGCGCTGATCCACAGCCTGGTGCTTGACGCGGTAGCCATGCTGCCGCCCGCAGTGGATGGCGCCGACGGCAAAGACGCTGATCCCGAGTTGGTCAAGTCGCTGGTGTCCGCCGCAATGGCGACGATACCCAGCCCACGGGATGGCGTGGACGGCCGCGACGCCGACCCCGAAGTCATCCGGTCGATGGTGTTCGATGCCGTGTCTGCCATTCCGCCACCGCGCGATGGCGTGGATGGCAAGGATATAGACCCAACAGATATCCGTCGCATGATTGTCGAAAGTGCCGTCGAGCTTCCTGATCTATTCCGGGGCAAGGATGGCCGCGATGGCGATCCGGGACCGCAGGGTGAACGCGGGTCCGACGGCCAGAGCGTTGATCCGATCGAAATTCGCGCGATGGTCGAGGAGACCGTCGCCAAGATCCCGCCGCCGCGCGATGGCGCTGATGGCAAAGACGCCGATCCAGAATTCGTCCGCTCGCTCGTCGATGCGGCGGTCTCTGCCATTCCCAAGCCAGCCGACGGCAAGGACGCCGATCCGGAGTTTATTCGCGCGCTGGTCGTTGATGCAGTCGCCGCGATCCCGCCACCACGAGATGGCGCCGACGGCAAAAGCGTCGATGTGAGCGAGCTGCGCGAGATCATCGAGGTCGAGATCACCAGCGCGCTGTCGATGATCGAACCAGAGGCAGGTCCGCAGGGGCCGGCTGGCATCGACGGCAAAGACGCTGACCCGGAATTCGTCCGCAGCCTGATCGCCGCTGCGGTCGCCGAACTGCCGCCCGCGCCGAAAGGCGAGAAGGGCGATCCTGGCGCGGCGGGCCGTGATGGCGCCGACGCCGATATCGAGGTGATTCGCTCGCTGGTTGGCGATGTGGTTGCTGCCCTGCCGCCGCCTAGAGACGGCGTAGACGGCAAGGACGCTGACCCGGAACTGATCGTGCGCTCGGTCGCCGAAGCCGTTGCCGCGCTCCCTGTGCCGCAGGACGGCCGCGATGGTGCTGACGCCGATCCAGACGTCATCAAAACCATGGTCACCGAAGCGGTGGCCGCTATTCCGCCGCCACGCGACGGCATTGACGGCAAGGACGTTGATCCAGCCGCCATCCGCAGCATGGTCACCGAAGCGGTCGCAGCATTGCCGCCGCCCCGCGCCGGCATCGACGGGAAGGATGCTGATCCAGAGTTCATTCGGACCCTGGTGACAGACGCGGTTGCCGCGCTCCCGCCCGCGCCTCCTGGCGAGAAGGGCGAGCCGGGCCGTGACGGATCCGATGCCGACGCAACACAGGCTATCGCCAAGATGCACGACGAGTTTGAAGCGCTGCAGGAATTTGTCCGCAGCGGCATGGACGCCATGACCGTATCAATCACCGACGCGGTGGAAAAAGCCACCGCCTCATTACCACGCTCGTTCCTGGTGGACGCCGACGGCGATCTGCTGATGGTCGCACGCGACGGCGCCGTGGGCCCTGTGGGCCATGTACGTGGCATGGACGGCACCACGCCGCCCGGCGTCGAAGATGTCGACGTTGACGAGGACGGCAATCTGGTCGTGCGGATGAGCGACAATCGCCTGATCGCGCGCGGTCGAGTCCGTGGCCGCGACGGCAAAGACGGCGCCCCAGGGCTGGGCTTCGACGATATGTGGGCGGAATTCGACGGCGAGCGGACTCTGACGCTGCGCTGGGCGAAAGACGAGCGCATGATGGAAAAGACCTTCCGCATCGCCGTTCCGCTCTACCGTGGGACCTGGAAAGCCGAGAACACCTACGAGCGTGGGGACATTACCACCTATGCGGGTGGGATGTGGGTATGCTGCCATCCGACCGCGGAAAAGCCGGGCGATGGTGACGAGGCCAAGACTGGCTGGAGGTTGGCCACGAAGGCGCCACGCAACGGCCGGTCGGCATTTGAGTTGGCGCGCGCCGCGGGATTTTCTGGCACGGAAAAAGAGTGGCTGAACAGCCTTCGGGGACCAGAAGGTAAATCTGGTCCGATGGGGCCGCCCGGCCGGGATCGGTCGTAAAACTCCTTGACGCCAACTGCGCATCGTTTCACAGTTGCTAGGCGTTGCGCGTTATGAGCGCAGCACGCCCAACATGGATTCCTAATTGGTCGGGTTGCGTCGCGGTCATCGTCGCCTGCGGACCGTCAGCCAGCAAAGCCGATCTCTCCGCCGCCACCCAGAAAGCCCGGGTCAAAATCGTCGCCATCAAAGAGGCGTTCAATCTCTGCCAGGGCGCCGACATGGTGTACGGCTGCGACGGCTGGTGGTGGAAATCCCGCCGCGGCCTGCCCGAATATCGCGGCCTCAAAGTCGCCTATGAGCGCTGGCTGCCAGAAGAATTCCCCGACATCAAACTGGTCCAGATAAAGCTGCACGACGACAAGTTCCTGTTGGATCAGCCAGGAACCATCGGCTCGGGTGGCAACAGCGGGTTTCAAGCGACCAATATCTGTCTCCAGGCCGGGGTGCGGCAGATCGTGCTGGTCGGCATGGACATGCACGATCGTAGCGGCAAGCACTTTTATGGCCGCAATGAGTGGCACAACGCCAACAATCCCAGTCTGCCGAACTTTGACCGCTGGACGCGCGCCTTCGCGACTGCCGCCCCAGCCGTTTCAAACATGGGCATCGATATCGTCAACGCGACGCGATTCAGTGAGGCTAAATCGTTCCGCATGGTCCCATCGGTCGATGTTGCGCTGGCAGAGTGGAAGGTTTGATGTCGGACAAGCGATACAGTGTGTGGATCGGCTTTGATCAGAGAGAAGCGGCAGCGTTTGCCGTGGCGAAGTATTCCGCCCGTCGGCGCATGACGCTGCCTGTCCCTGTGCGTGGTATCGTGTTGGACGATTTAATCGGGCGTGGACTCTACCAGCGCGAGGTGCAGGAGCGTCCGGGCCCTGCAGGCAACAAGATCCTCTGGGATCCGATCTCTGACGCGCCGATGTCCACGAGCTTCGCCATCTCAAGATTCTTCACGCCGATGCTCGCCGAGAGTGGTTGGGCGTTGTTCCTCGATTGCGACGTGCTGGTCCGGGTATCTCTGGTCAGGCTGTTCGAGCAGTTGGACGAAAAGTTCGCGGTCTACTGCGTCAAGCACCCGGAAATGCCAGATGCCGGCGGTGTCAAAATGAATCAGCAGGTCCAAGTACCTTACCGGCGGAAAAACTGGTCCAGTGTTTGCGTCTATAATGTGGATCATCCGGCAAATAAGGCCCTGACGCTGGAGGCGCTGAACGAATTGCCTGGGCGTTCGCTGCACGCCTTCTCCTGGTTGCCCGACGACATGATTGGGGAACTGGGCCCCGAATGGAACCATCTCATTGGCGTCAATCCCCTCCCTGATATTCAGCCCCGTATCCTGCACTACACTTTAGGAATCCCCACGTTGCCAGGGTTTGAGGATTGTGACTATAGCGCCGAGTGGTGGAAGGAACTGACGGCCTGGGCCGCCGGCTCCTGAGGAGGCATACATCGGGATCGGCGACCAAATAATCGGGACCTCGCTCGCCAAAGGAGCGCGCGCCTGCGGCAAACGCATCGCCTTCGGTGACGGGAAAAAGATCCGCTGGGATCACAACTCGGAACCGGTATTTAGATACAACCCAAATTTGGTATTCCCGCACGAAAGCATCGCCGCAGGTGACGTTGAGTGGATCGCTTGGTTCAAAGGCTCGCGGCATTATTCCAAGCAGGTCGGCAATCGGTGGGTCTTCAATTGGGACTTTCGTGTCCAACCGGGAGAGTTCTTTTTTTCCAGTGGCGACCAGATGGTGGTCGATAAACTCAAGCTGCCGAAGCATTTCATCGTGGTCGAGCCGCACTGCAAACGTCACCTGCTGGTGCGCGGCGAATATCTGGTTAACAAAACATGGTCATTTTTGCGCTACCAGGACGTAGTTGATGCGCTTTGGGCCGAAGGCCATCGGGTGGTGCAGTTCGTATACGGTTCCATTCCGCGATTGCGTAACGCCTATCACATAGAGACGCAGAACTTTCGCTCGGCTGCCGCTATTCTCGCGCGGGCCACGGCCTACGTAGGCGCGGAAGGCGGACTACATCATGCCGCCGCGGCGACCGGGGTGCCCGCTGTCGTCCTATTCGGCGGTTGGTTGCCGCCACAAGTGCTTGGATACGACACACACACCAATCTCACGGGCGGCGAAACCGAGGCATGCGGCCTGCTTAAGCCCTGTCCGCACTGCGCTGCCGCGATGGACCGGATCACCGCCGACGAAGTGATCAACGCCGCTCACGCCATCCTCAAAGGATAATCCGATGTGCTTCTCGCTGCTGTGGCTTATCCAGACTTTGGTTTGGGTCGTGGTCGTATGCGCCGTCGTGGCGATTATCTACAAGCTGGTGCCGTTTCTCATGGTGCAACTCGGTGTGCACAGCGATCTCGTGATGTCTGTCATCAAGATCATCGTCGCCGCCATCGTGGTTATTGCCGTGCTATGGTTGCTTTACGACTTGGTCGCATGCGCTGGGCTCATGGGCGGGCCGGGACGAGCGCGTTATCTCCCCTGAGAGTAGCCAGCACGTTCCGCAGCCCGACCTTCAGCGGCGTAATGTGTATCGGTCCGAGATTGGCGTGCATGGCGATGCGATTGCCAACAGCGTGCGGCATATCACCCTTGCGAGCTGCAACGAACTCGAGCTTCGGACGCACATTGAGCAACTCGCCGATGATGTTGGCCAGCACGAGGACCGAAACTCCCTCGCCGGTGCAAACATCAAACGGCGCCGCCGGCCGCCAACCATCCAGCAGATAGCGCATCGTCGCGGTGAGCGCTTGCACGACATCGGCCACATAGATGAAGTCGCGCACCTGTTCGCCGCTGCCGTGGATCTCGACGGGTTCTTCCTTCAACAGCCGGTCGCAGAAGATAGAAATCACCCCGCTATAAGGTGAATGCGGATTTTGCCCTGGCCCGTAGGCATTGAAGATCCGCAGGCCTGCGGTCGGAATGCCGTGAATGCCTGAAGCGACCTCAGCGTGCAACTCGCAGGCGCGCTTGTCGGCGCCATACGCGGTCAGCGGGTTGGCGTAGGTCGCACAGGATGACGCATAAACCACCGGGATTTTTGCCCCACGCTGCCTGATCGCTTCGAACACCGTGATCGTGCCGGTCAGGTTGATGCGGTGGGTTTCCAGCCAGGCGACGTTGCTGTGCGCTACTGACGGCACGGCGGCCAAGTGAAACACGCCGTCGATCTGGTCCAGCGCGGATCCGACAGTATCCACGTCGCAGATATCGCCTTCGAACAGGCGCACCTCAG